AAACTATATAAACGAGTTGACGTAGAAGGTTTTAAGAAACACTTTAATATTAATAGTACTAACAGAATTGTATCCTGGTTACCAGAATATATGGGGCCAACGCCTTCTAAACCAGTTGAAAACTATAATTATTTTAAGGAGTTTATTAGTAAAACACATAATTCACTTGCGAATAAAATTGATGCTGATTGTTATGAACAACTTTTAGAATCATACAATGAGCCTCGTGTTGTATACTCAAGAGGTTATGATACTAGTAATGAACACTTATCTAATTACCTGAAAGATAACACTACTGAAAGTGAATTCCCAGTTGAGAATATACTTAACATTTTAGAATTTTCTAAATTCAAATGGTTTGGTTCACCTAAAGTAACATATTATGATGGTAGTGAGATATTTCACTTGCTAAGAACAAACCCAGAAGCTTACTCAGGGCATTATACCTCAAAAATATTCGGTCAGGAGAAGAAATACTCTGAAATAGCTAGTAAAGACATTGCGTATAAGTTATGGCAAGTCATGAAGGAAAAACCTATTAAGAATTTTTATTTATGGAGTGTATTAGGAAGAGAGAAAGATATTAAAGTTAATTCGGGTGACTTCAAAGACGCTGGTACTAGAATAATTTTAACAACAGAGAATCCTGCCACTACACTGTTAATGTGGTTTGCACAGAAAATAACGCATGTATTAATGAATGATAGTACCTGGGATTGTACGTACAATATATCAGGTGAGTTTAACGCTATCAAATATAAGAAGTTATTAGACCGTGAAAAGGATTATGATTTCATTCTAGAAGCAGATTGGAGGTATTATGACTCAAATCAAGATACAAACTTTTTACTAGTTGCTGCACAGGTGTTGTTATCGGCGTTACCAAACGATAAATTACATAAAAACATTAAATATTACATTACCTCAAGTATAATTACTAAGTATATAGCATTACCACCTGGTGTGGTTATTGAACTGAATCGTGCTCAACCATCTGGGCACCCTTTTGGTACTTTAATTAATTGTAATGTTAATCTAATATACTGGTGTATAATTGGATATAAGATATATGGTGAAGATTATGTTGATAATATGCACGTTGAGGTTTACGGTGATGATACTAGGGCATACTTTAAAAAACATAAGAATTTGTCCAACATAGACCGATACATTAAAGAAGCTGGGTTACAATCGGATCCTGTTGTTAATAATTTTAGAAGTATTAATGAAAGATGTGATAAAAAACATGAGATAGATTATCTTAAGAGAAGATTCGATGTAGGTGGAATGTATTGGAATCATAAGAAAATGTTTGATAGATTTTTATATCAAAGTAAGAGTCGAAGTATTAATGAACAAGTTAGATTAGTAACATCTTATTTCGAGTCAGTTCCATCTGATGAGAATTGTTATATACTGGCTAAAACATTTTGCAATTACATTAAGAATAAGTACAATAATAGATTAGATGAAGATACGAAGGAATTAGTATATCAATTTGGCGGATTCGCGAGCGCAATTAAAGGAAGAAGTGAGTGTTATAGATACGGGTTCAATATTAATAGGAATCTTAGTGCCTTCATAACCGAAATGGGAATATACTCTTATTCATCATTATACTATAAGGAAGAACTACCAAGACCGTTAATATACATTGCATCACCTAAATACAACTTAGCACTATTAACATTTGCTTTTCCCAACGTTAGAGAATACTATGAGTCTACTGAACTTCTTGGTCGCTCACCACCAGTTAGACTTGTTGTAACAAAGGAAATGGTTAAAGAATTTTGGCAGCGTGTAGATAGTAAAATTTACTATAGACTAGGCAAAGCATTTATTGGTCACAGGATTGTTAATACATTAGTAAGAGTTTGAAATTAGACTCTAATTGAATATGTGTG